AGTAGATGTTGAACTAGGAACTCCCACCGCTACGGGATTCAAGTTCGACTTTGAGGCCATTAAACACCTGTATAACAGAGGTAGGTCTCAACACGCTGGAATGCCTACTAACAGAATAGTTAGCCCCTCCTACACTTCGCCAAGGCACATTAAGCCTCCGAGAACTGCAAACAACATAGCCGCATAAGAGGATAAGACATGAGCCTAGTTTGGCCTAACAAAGACCCAGACGAACTGCTAGACTACAGTATTGATTGGTCTGATATTGCCGCTGGGTTTGATATTAGCACAGTGGTATGGTCTGTAAGGTCTAATGCTAACCCTGCTGAAACTGTATTAGCTGCTGGTCACGACCTTACTACAGCAACCAGTAGTGCTATAATTGATAGCATACAGAACATACAACAAGCCTTGTCGGGAAATAATGCAATTATTTATATCGGTGGTGGAGTGGCTGGAAGGGATTACACATTTATCTGCACTATTACCACAAGTATATCCACAACTATTCAACGGGCGGTAATACTCCGTTGTAGGTCTGTATAATGCCAACTTGGACTAGGCACCTTTATGAGCATAACCCTCTTGCTGTGTCTAAGGGTGAGTCGAATGGGTATGATACAGTTTATAAGTTTGGCTACAATCCAGACATAAACGGTGATGAAGAAACTATATGGGAAGTTGGGGGTAACACTCCTTGGCCTGATACAGCCTTTGTAGCTTATGTTGTTAGTAATAATGCTGCTGATGCTAATGGCGGTACAGATGCTAATAAGGTACGCATAGAGGGGTTAGATGCTGACTATAACCTTAAGTCTGTAGAAGTAGAATTAAATGGAGTTACCCCTGTACAGATTACAGGTACTTGGATCAGGATACACAGAGCCTTTGTTACCTTGGCAGGGTCAGGTGGTACTACCGCTGGCACAGTCACAGTACAGAATGTAGGTGCCACTGTAACGTATGCTTCCTTCACTAATGACAATCAAACTCAAATGGCAGTATATACTGTACCTGCTGGTTACACCTTCTACATAGATGATATAACATTCAGTACCTCTCTTACGTTGTCTAACAAGTTTGCTACAATTAGTTTCGCTCAAAAGGACTTTGGCACTAATGTATTTCGTAAGAGGCTTATAGCTCCCATGCAAAGTTCTCAGTTTATAGCTAAGTTTGTGTATCCGTTTAAGGTAGAGGAGAAGGCTGATATGGAGTGTAGGGCTTTTACTGACACAGTAAACAGCACCATATCCGCATCCTTCCAAGGTGTACTTATCAAGAATGACCCAACAGGAAACGTATAATGAACATTAACAAAGGCCAGTTAGCTAACGATGTGTTTTCCACTGAAGCTGAAGCCAGAGTAAGAAGTATGGACTTAGGCATGAACGGTAGCACACATGCTCACCCTGATGCACAAGGACAGGCCCATTATATGCCCGGAGAGAGCCATGAGGCTTATATGGCATACTACGACAAGGAAACTGAAGAAGCCCCCTCACAGGATCGCTTAGAGGCTCTCAGAGTAGTTATCCAAGAGATTATGAAGGAAGACTTCGCCAAGGCTGAGTATCAGGGTGAGAAAGTCACCTTAAACAAGCCTCGTCGTATTAAAGGCGGTAATAAGAAGTTTGAAGTATTCGTACAAAGCGGAGGAAAGATCAAGCGTGTGGCTTTCGGAGACCCCAACATGGAGATACGGAGGGACAACCCGAAAGCTAGGGCCAACTTCCGTTCAAGACATTCGTGCGACACAAAGAAGGACAAAACAACGGCAGGATACTGGTCCTGTAGAATGTGGGAGGGAGGAGCCTCGGTGTCAGAACTTACAAAAACAAACATTGAAGGACAGATACTCAAAGCCGACGAAGAACAGCGTCTCGTTTATGGTTGGGCATCAGTCGTTACCGAAAAAGGCGAACCTGTTATTGATCGCCAAGGAGATATTATCGAACCAGAGACACTTGTTAAAGCCGTGAACAACTTCATGGAACATGTACGTGTCGGTAAAGAAATGCACAAAGGGGATCAGATTGGGGCGGTTATCCACTCAATGCCTGTCACTAAAGAGATTGGTGAATCCCTTGGCATCCAGAGTGACCGAGAAGGTTGGGTTGTAGCGTTTAAAGTCTACGATGATGACGTTTGGGATAAGGTCAAATCTGGTGAACTTGCGGCCTTCTCAATAGGTGGTCGTGCAACCAAGGAATCTTATGATGCCTAATTTACTTAAACAACTTGAGTTAGATGAACTGTCCTTGGTTGATCGTCCAGCTAACAAACAAGCAATGGTCTCTCTTTATAAAAGGGACAACTCCGAGGGAGAAACTATGGAGAACGAAGTAGAAAAAATGTCTGATGACATGAAAGCAAAGCTAAAGCCTTACATGGACAAAGGTATGTCCGAGGACGAAGCCATGAAAATGTATAACATGGACATGAAGAAGACCTACGAAGGCCCTCTTGATGAAGTTGATACAGTCAAAGCAGAACTAGACCTAGTTAAAGCAGAGGCTGACCGCCTTAGCAAAGCCCTAGAAGAAGCTGGTTACATCGTTAAAGCAGATGCCATTGAGAAAATGGTTGAGCCTGAGTTTGTGACTTACGGTGACGAACAAATCAACAAAGCTGACATTCCTGCGCCTATCCTTAAGGCTCTGGAAGAAGCAGAGGTTGCTAAAGCAGACGCTATCTTGGTTAAGAAAGCTGAAGCAGAACTTCCACACTTCGACCTTGAAGTAGCCAAATCATTGGTTAGCAAGTTTGAAGCTGAAGAAACAGTAATGCAAGCACTCAAAGCTGCCGATAAGGTGTTTGAAGAAAGCATGACTGAACTGGGTAAATCTGATGCTGACGGTGAGTTTTCTACTGCCGCTGACAAACTTGACGCACTCGTAAAGTCCTACATGGACACCAACAAAATGAAAAAGAGCGAACATGCTTTGGCTTATGCTGCTGTAGCTAAGACCGATGAAGGCAAGGCTCTAATCACTAAATCCTATAAAGGGGAATAAACATGGCTGTTATGCAATCACGGGATACCCGTACTGTAATCGCAGGGGCAGACCTTTCTGCTGCTCAATTTAAATTCGTTAAACTAGATGCCGCTGCTGAAGCTGTTCTGGCTGGTGACGGTGAAAGTGCTTTTGGTGTATGCCTCGTAGGTGCCGCTGAAGATAACGCTGCAACTGTAGTTGTCCAAGGTAAGACTATGGTAAAAGCTGGTGGTACTGTTACCGCTGGTGGTGCTGTCGCATCTGATGCCGCTGGTCTGTGTGTAGACGCTGCTGCTACTGACATTATCATGGGTTATGCAACTGAAGCTGGTGTTACTAACCAAATCATTGCTATCGAACTCATCCAAGGCGGCAACGCTGCTGCTTAAGTTAGCATAGAATAAGGAAGAACTATTATGCCACTATTAACTCCATCACAGGTGCATATCGACACCCCTCTGTCTAACTTGACACTGGCGTATGCACAATCACAAACCAACTTTGTCGCTGACAAGGTATTCCCAACAGTAGGTGTTGCTCGTCAGTCTGACAAGTACTACATCTATGACCGTGCCAACATGAACCGCACTGGTGACGTAAAGAAACTTGCGCCACGTACTGAGGTTAACCGTATTGGCATGACCATTTCTAACAGCAGCTACTTCGCTGATGTATACGGACTTGGTATGGACTTCGATGAGCAAACCATCGCTAACGAAGACGAAGTGCTCAACATCCGTTCTGCTGGTGCTGAAACTCTGGCAATGCGCCTGATGATCCACCGTGAAGAAAACTTTGCTACAACATTCTTCTCTACAGGAGTTTGGGGTACTGAGGTCGCTGGTGCAGCTTCTGGTGCAGGTACTCCTGTATACTGGAACGATTACACCAACTCAACACCTATCACTGACGTAACTGATGCTCGTCGTGCAATGCAACTCAAGTCGGGCGGCTACAAGCCAAACACTATGGTTGTTGGTAAGGTAACACGGGACGAACTCATCAATCACCCAGATATTCTGGCACGTTTGAATGGTGGTTCTACCGTAACTAACCCCGCGTTGATTACAGACGCTAAGTTGGCTGAAATCTTTGAGGTAGAAAACTTCTTCGTCATGGAAGCTGTCAATAACACTGCTGTTGAGGGTGCTGCTGAAGCCAACGCCTTTATCGGTGGTAAACATGCTCTGTTGTGTCACACACCTTCAAGTGCTGGTCTTATGACCCCTGCTGCTGGTATGACATTCGCTTGGAACAACATTCCCGGCGCAAACAACTTGGGTATCACTGTTGAATCCTTCTCGGATGATGCACTGAAGCGTCAGCAAATCGCTGAACATATCCAAGTTAAAATGTCTTACGACATGAAAGTTGTTGGCGCAGACTTGGGCTACTTCTTTAAAGACATCGTACAATAAGTTGTACTCTGGTGGGGGGCTTAGGTGTCCCCTACCTTACCCAACATAGGATACCCCGACATGTTTAATTACACCCACCCTTCATACCTTGGCTGGCAGATAGATTGGCCTGTTTTTGTAAAGAGACCATTTACCTCAGACGGTAAGCAGTGGGAAGTTCAAGAACACTATAACTGGTTAAATCGTGGCTTAGGGTCAGAGTCTGTAGCTAGTTTATATCTTCAAGGCTTTATTCACCACAATAGAGAATTAGAGAAACAAGCTAAAGTTGGAGATAGGCTAAGTGAACTAACTGGCCCACAACTAGACAAGCTGATAGGACTTCTTAACGCAGAAGTAAAAGCTAACACTAACAGCACTAAAGAATACAACGACAAGAAAGTTAAGCAGTCTAAAATAGATGCTAAACAACGTGCCTTACTAAGAAGCTACCTTCGTAACAACAGATGGATCGAAGATAAGTTCTTTGAAATAAGAGACGGTATATTAGAAGACTAAAGCAGGAGTAGACGATGGGGTGGACATATGACCCAACAAATCTTGGAACGGCAGATGCAGCCCAACGTCTTAATTCTGTTAGGCTCTTAGTAGGTGATACTGACACTGCTGACCAACAGCTACAAGATGAGGAAGTAACCTTTGGTTTAGGCCAGAATGGTAACTCCATTTATCACACTGCTAGTTGGTCAGCTAGAACTATCGCCTCTAAGTACTCAAGACAGGTAACAACAGCTTTAGATGGTGCTTTAAGTGCTGACTACTCTGACCTAGCTAAACAGTACTTGTCTCTTGCAGACACCCTAGAGTACCAAGCTAAGACTGCTGGTGGTAACATAGGTATCTACGCTGGTGGTATCTCTAAGACCGCTGTAGAGGCTGTCAGGGATAACACAGACCGTATTAAGCCTTCTTTCCGTAGGGACAGATTTAAGAACCCACCAAGCTATAGTGGTGAAGACTACAACTCATCGTATGACTAAGGTAGGTTAACATGTCGTTTAGATCATATGACTTACTAAACTTAGTTAATAGGTTTGGTGAACCCCTTACACTTAAGAAGGTGACTACCTCTGGGACTTACAATCCTGCTAATGGTACTATCACTGGATCAGCGACTACTGATTACTCCTTTACTGGTTACTTTTACAACTATGATAATGGTATAGCTGGTAACATTGATGAGATACGCAGAGGTACTCGTAAGTGCCTTATTTCCGCTTCTAGTCTAGCTGTAATACCAGACGATGAGGATCAGATAACAGGTAATGGAGACACAGTTAATATTCTGTCTGTTGTTACTATCTTCTCTGGTGGCGTTGCACTATGTTACATCTGTGATGTGAGGGAATAATGGCTAAACTTTCAGCGGCTACTCAGGCAACCTTTAGGTCTCTTGAAGATAAAGTGTTAAACATAGTTTACTCTGGAGTTAAAGATAAGGCAAAAGCTGTTGCAGACTATGCCGTAGCTATATCACCTGTTTACAGCGGAGCATACGTTGAGTCCTTTTCTATAAAGAAACCGGGACAGGGGGGTGGCCGTAGAAAGTCCTCCGAGGCTAGAGGTGGAAAAGACAATGGTAAGTCTGACAACCCAGATATGCACAGGCAGACAGCTAAGTATAATCTTTATGATGACATAGAAAACCTTGGTGAAAAGGATTTAAAGGGGTTTGTACTAAGAAACAGGGCTGAACATGCAAAAGATGTAGAACATAAGCATGGCCCACCTTATAAAGTATTTGCGAGGGTAAGAAACAGGTTTGGCTAGTATTCATTCAGACATTAGGGCCGCTTTGGAAAGTAAGTTAGCTGGTATAGCTGGCATACCTCCAATAGCCTTCGACAATGTACCCTACGACCCCACAACTGGTACTAGCTTTATTAAGTCTATGTACATCCCTGTTACCCGTGTACCTGCTGTAAGAGGCTTAAACCCTTCTCAGCGTTATGGTGGTATATACTCAGTAACAGTATATTGCCCAGAGGGTAATGGCCCCGCAACTGCTGATGGTATCGCTAACACAGTCATAGAAAACTTTGAAGCTGCTACAGACGTATCACTAAACAACTTTAACGTATCAATAGACTATGCCGAAAGACAACAAGGCTTCTTGGATACACCTTGGTACTATATCCCGATCAATATCGGCTGGTACATTTATAACTAGGAGAATAACACATGCCTACCTTCGCACAGGGTTCACGATCTAGCCTAAGCTACATCACTGAAGCCACATTCGGAACTACCCCTGTTGGTAACTTCCAGAACATCCCATTTACTTCACACGGTCTTAACTTAACTAAAGACTTGGTTGCTGGTACTGATATTCAAGCTGACCGTATGCCTCGCCATGAACGTCACGGTAACAAACAGTCTGCTGGTGATATTGCAGTTGACCTTCGTAAAGGTGACTTTGACCCATTCCTCGAATCAGCTATGCTTAATGTCTGGACTGATGATGGCTCTAATGATTATTTGCTAGTGGGTCAGACACCCAAGTACTTCTCTATTGAAGACTACTCTGCTGACATTGATCAGGCTCGTCTGTTTACGGGTCAAACTGTTTCAACTATGGGCGTCTCTATTGCCCCTAACCAGATGGTAACGACTACCTTTGGTATGGTTGGTAAAGGTATGACTATTGGTGCCACACAGAAGACACAGGACGTAGCAAGCACTAATGCACCATTTGATGCCTACTCAGGTGATCTACAGATTGGTAATAATGTAGCTGGCCTTGCATCCTCTGCAATTATTACAGCCATTGACTTCAATGTAACCAACTCTTTCGCACCTACCTTTGTTGTCGGGTCCGATGAAACCCCAGCCCTTGAGGTTGGTCGTGCGGAAGTAACAGGTACATTCTCCGCATACTTTGAAGATGATGCCCTGATTAACCGTTTCCTTAATGAGACAGAATCAGCTATTCAAGTGTCTGTCAACGACCCAACTGCTACTAATGCTTACACCTTCCTCTTTCCACGAGTTAAGATTAACTCTGCTGACGTAGGTGTAGATGGCCCAACTAGCCGCATCATTAGCCTTGCCTTCACATCCCTGTACGACACTACTACTGGTACTAACTTGAAGATCACTCGTACAGACACGTAATCCCTAGCTAGGGCGGGGGGCATTGGTGTCGGGTCTGATGCTCCCCATTTAAATCTACCCGACTAACCCTGACCCAAGGAACCTGACAATGGACTTAAAGAACTTAACACCGACCAGTGACACTGTAGACGTTACTATCGTACACCCTACAACACTGGAACCTCTGACTAACGATGACAAGTCAGAAATGACAATTACTATGTATGCACCCCACTCTAAAGAGTACAAGAGTATCCTGCATCATCAAACTAACAAACGGCTTAAGCAAGCCCAAGGAAAGAAGAAGGTCGATATTACGGCTGAGAGTATTGAAGAGGCTGCCCTAGAAGTGTTAGTCAAGGCAACTAAGTCTTGGAATATCACATACGATGGTAAGAAGCCTAAGTACTCTGCTGATACAGCCAAAGAGATTTACGAACAAGTGTTTTGGATTAAAGATCAGATTGAAGAGGCTGTAGCTGACTCGCTGGATTTTACCAAGGGCTGATTAATGACCTAGTTGAGTTTGCTGAATTTAACTTCAAACTTAATCAGCGTGATGAATCTGGAACCACCGAGAGAGAACACTTGGAACAAGTACAAAGGCAGACAGGATTAGAACTAAAAGAATTGGATGGACCCGACTTCCCAACTCTTGTGGCTCATATCTGGTCTGCCTTTATTGCGTTAAGCAACTCAAGAACTGGTGGCTTTAGTGGCCCTAACCCGATAACCTATGAACAAATAAAAGCATGGAAAGAACTAACTGACACGCCTATGACAGCTTGGGAAGTAGAAGCGGTTAAGAGGCTTGACGGAGTTTATATAAGGGTACACAATGGCTGACGATATAATTAGGATTACGTTTGATACTGAAGACGCTGACATTGTAAAAACTCTTGCTAACGTAAAGAAGTTAGAGAAAGAAATAGAAAAGTTACGCAAGCAACAAGACCTATTAGATGGCGCTTGGAACAAAGGTAATCTTTCTAGGCAAAAGTATATAAAGGGTACACAACAGCTTAATGATAAGGTAGACGAACTAAATAAGACAATAGCTAGTGGTAGTACTGCTATTGATAAACAAGCGACCCACCTACAACAAGCTAAGAATCAGACTAACAAGTTTGGTATGGTTGCACAGAACGTAGGCTATCAAGTTGGTGACTTCTTTGTACAGGTACAGTCGGGTACTGATGCCCTAGTAGCATTTGGTCAACAGGGTACTCAGCTTGCTGGCTTGCTTCCCGGAGTGGCTGGTGCTGTTATAGGTATTGGTCTTTCTGTGTCAACTATGCTAATTAAAACCTTTAGTGACGCTTCTGGTGAGGCTAAGTCACTAGGGGAAGCCCTAGAAGAACTTGAAGACTACTCTAACAGGGTTGCAGATGGGTTTGATTTACTAAGAGACAGTGACATAGAACAAACTTTTGGGTCTCTATCTGACACTGTAAAAGACTTAACTACTGAGTCTTTAAAGTTGTCAGAAGCCCTTATGTTTAAGAACTTAGGTCAAGGCTTGGCTCAAATGTCTATCGCTTCCGAGGGCGTTATGGGAAAAATGTTTGAACAACCTCTTGATAGGTTACTGAGCGCAGGGGCGATATTATTTACAGATGCTGGAAATCAAACTAGCCAAGAGTTTTCAGAGAGTAAGAACTTCGCCCAATTAGGTTTTAACCTTGAGAAAAGTGTCTTTGAGGGTATGTTACAAGGCGCACAAAAGTTTGCAAAGAGTGGTGATGCGTCAGGTGCTGCACAGGCCATGACAGAATTATTTATAGCTGCTATGCCAGATGATCCCTTTTCAGAAGACAGTGGGTTGACAACAGCGGGGATAGAACTGCTTCAAGTCCTTGAAAAGCAAGTGTTGGCTGTAGCTAGGTTTAAAGCTGCTAAGGAGGACGCTGCTAATGCAGGAGAGGGTGAAACCGATATAGCCAAAGCTATGCTTACCTTACAAAACAAACTTCTTGTAGCTGAGACTAAATTCCTTGGTGTAACTAAGGCGGAAAAGGTTGAGCAAAACCTAATAGCATTTAAACAAAGAGAACTACTGAGGTTAAAAGAGGCTGGTGTTGTATTTGACTCCGATGAGTATAGGAGGGCAGAGGAACTTTTAGAAGCTTATGTAGAACAAGGCAAGGAACAGTTTAGACTTTCAGAGATAGAAAAACAGAGACTTACTACCCAGAAAAAAGAAGCCTCCGCTGCTAAAGCAGCCGCTGACAGAGTTGAAGCCGCAAAAAAACAGGCTACACTTGCTTTAAACATACAGAACGCAAAGAACAGGGCTTTAGAAGAAGAGCAAAAATTTAAGACGGGTTCAGAAGAGGCTGATAGGGCTGCTGTTGTAGCTGCTGGGGAAATTAAAAGGTTACAACTAGAAAGCAAGGGTGTTAATGAGGCCCTGATAGTACAAGCTGTAGCAGCGGCAGAAGAAGCAGAAAGACTAAAACAAGGGATAAAAGGTGCTAAAGAAGAGGCCACAGCATTAGCTAGAGCAATACGCTCTGCTGATACAGCCCTAAACTCTCTGGGCAACTTTGGCACTGGGATAAAAAAGAAGATCTCAATCGTTAAAGCGGAGATAGCCACTTTAAAACTAGGTGGTGACTATAGAACAGCGGGTAAAACTGCTGGAGATTTATTTACCGCAGAACAGTTAAAAAGTAAAGCCTACGAAGCGGCTGCTGCTGCGGATGCACTTGAGGCTGGGTCTGGTTCTGAGATAAGGATTGCGGCGGAAAGTGAATACAGTGCAACAGTTACGGATATTAACAAACTCATTCCCCTTCTTACAGAAAAAGGTAAGTTAGAGGCTGACCAAAGAGAGGCTAATAAAAAGGGTGCCAAGACATCTCTTCAAAAACTGGATGAAGAAATAGATAAGATGCAAATACAGCACCGTGAACAAGTCGCATCGTTTGGGCTATCCAGAGAAGAGTTATACTTCCAAGAGGCTAAGTTTCAACTAATACAAAAGGTTGGGACAGCAGAGTCTAAAAGGCACATGGCTAAGATTGAAGCCGCCGCTAAAGAAGATGCCGCTAATAGACAGGAACTAGAGACTTTGCAAAAGATTAAAGACCGCAACGATGAGGTTGCCCTATCAATAGCAACTTCTTTTGGTAGTGCTATAACCTCTATAGTAGACGGTACTAAGAGTGTCTCTGATGCCTTTAAAGATATGGCTAGAGCTATTATTGCTGAGTTGTATCAAATCTTTGTTGTCAAACAGATCACAGGTATGATCGCAAATGTTATCTCTCCGGGCGCAGGAGATTCTTATCTGTTAGCAAGGGGTGGCGTCTTAAACAACGGACAAGTAGTACCTTATGCTGATGGTGGTGTCGTAGGTGGCCCCACTTACTTCCCTATGGCTGGTGGTCGTACAGGACTAATGGGAGAAGCTGGCCCAGAAGCTATCATGCCTTTGAAAAGGGGTAAAGATGGTAAGCTAGGTGTACAGGCAGAAGGTGGTGCTGGTGACGTTATTATTCATCAGAACTTTAACTTTCAAGCTAATGGTGACGAGAGCGTTAAGAAGATTATAGCACAACAAGCCCCAGCTATCGCTAACATGACCAAGAAACAGATACTAGATGATCGTCGTAGGGGTGGTCAGATGAAACAAGCGTTTGGGTAAGGAAACCTCATGGCACTAAAGACTGCACCAACTGATATAGGCTTTGCACAAATAACCCTTAGTGCTATGAACGCTGTTGCCACCTCTGAGTCTCCCTTCACTTATAAACAACAGATAGTACAACACACAGGTCAAGCATGGAAAGCCTCAGTTACCATACCCCCTGTCAGGAGAGACTTAGGTGAGCCTTGGGTAGCTTTCTTATTGTCGTTACAAGGGCCAGTTAATACCTTTCTATTAGGTGACCCTAACTGCACAGAGCCTAGAGGTACAGCTACTGACAGTTCTCTTACAGCTACGGGTACTGCTGGTGCCTCATCTGTAACCATTACTATCTCTGACGGGACAACCCTTAAAGCTGGTGACTACATACAACTGGGAACAGGAAGTACATCTAAACTACATAAAGTCTTAGCAGACGTATCAGCTACAGGTTCAGTGGATATATGGCCTAATCTCAAGGCTACTTACTCTGGTGATGCTGTAACTGTAGACAATGCTAAGGGTGTCTTTAGGTTAGTAAGTAACGTACAGGATTGGCAGATAGGTAACTCTAGTACCTATGGTATCTCCTTTGAGGCTGTAGAGGTTATAACATAATGACTAGGACTATTCCCTCGGTAGTACTTAATGCCCTAGACGATGATATAATCTCCCCCTTCTTTGCTGTAGAACTCCTGTTTGATAGCCCTAATGAGATACGCCTGTGGACAGGTGTGGGAGACCTTTCCTACGGAGGGCATACTTGGACAGGCTCTGGTAACTTACTAAACATATCTGAGGTACAAGAGGCATCTGATTTATCTGTTAGAGGTGCAAATATTACTCTAAGCGGTATGACCTCTGAGGTAGTCTCTCTTGCCATTACAGAGCCATACCAAGGAAGAGTGTGTAACATATACTTTGGTGTTACTTCAGACACTACAGCCCTAACCCAAGTGTTCTCTGGTTACATGGATCAGATGAATATACAGGAAAATCCTGATACAGCTACCATAGAACTAACTGTGGAGAATAAACTAATAGATCTAGAAAGACCAAGGGTTGCTAGGTACACTTCTGCTTACCAGAAGTCAGTATATCCCGGAGACCTTGGATTAGACTTTATCGAAGACCTACAAGATAAAGAAATTGTTTGGGGCAGAACTGCTAGTTAGGAAGAATACGAATGGGTCTTACTTTTAAAGGCATCTTCAGGGCTATTGTTGTTGCAGCTATTACTGCTGCTATTATGGTAGCTACTGGTGGAGCGGCGCTGTTCTTACCTACATTCCTAGTACACGCTGGTTTAGGCATAGCCATGAGTGCCTTGGCACCTAAGCCTAAAGACATAAGTAATTTTGGTGGTAAGTCTAACAGAGGTTATAATGTAACACAGACAGGTTCAGCCTTAGACCATCAGGTCATATATGGTAAGATGAAGACCGCTGGTGTTAGGGTGTTTGATGGCACTACAGGTACAGACAACGTACAACTACACAGAGTGTTAGCCTTTGCTGGACATGAGATAGAATCTTTTGAGCAGATATACATTAACGATGAAGTAGCAACTATAGACGGTAGTGGTAATGTTACCTCACCTAGTCGTTATAGCGGTTTAGTGACAATTAAAGAACACTTAGGTACATCTACTCAAGCTGCCGATAGTAGTTTAGTTAGTGCTGTGTCTGGTTGGACAGGGAACCATAGACTTCGTGGTATTGCATATCTGTATGTTAAACTGACCTATGATGCAGATGCCTTCCCTAATGGTGTACCAGAAGTTAGTGCTGTCATTAAAGGTAAGAAGGTATACGATCCTAGAACCTCAACTACTGCTTGGTCTGATAACCCTGCTCTATGTGTAAGAGATTACTTGACAGCTACAGGATACGGATTAGGTGAAGCTGCCGCTAACATAAACGATACAGCCTTTACTACTGCCGCTAACATATGTGATGAGACTAGCACAGACGCTGGTACAACACGATATACAGCCAATGGTGCCTTCACCACAGGAACTACACCACAAGACCTCTTAGAAGGACTTATAACGTCTATGGGGGCTACTCTGTGGTACACTCAAGGTGCATGGAACGTAAAGGCTGCTAAGTGGACTGCTCCTGTATTAGACCTTAATGAAGACGATCTTAGGTCAGGAATAAGCCTAGCAACTAGACACTCTCGTAGGGATAACTTCAATACAGTTAATGGTACGTTTAGGGGTGACGAAAGTAACTGGCAAGTGACAGACTTTCCACCTGTAACTAACACTGCCTTTGTTACTGCTGATGGTGGTCTAGAGTCTGCCTTAGACATGGACTTACCATTTACGGACAACTCAATAGAATCTCGGCGTATAGCTAGGATCATGCTTGAGCGTAATAGACAACAGCTACAGTTCCAAGCATCCTTTGGTCTTAGGGCTTTCCAAGTACAGACAGGCGACAATGTAAGGATCACTAATACCAGACTAGGTTGGACTAACAAAGAGTTTGAGGTTGTCTCTTGGACATTTGGGTTACAGAATGAATACGACCTCCAAGTAGAAATGACACTCAAGGAAATATCTGAAAGTGTCTTTGATGAAGTCAACGATGGGATAGTCTACGAAAGAGATAATACTACTTTGTTGTCTCCTTTCACAGTCCCTAACCTTGGCATTAATCTTAGTACTGAGTTAAGAAGAGTTAAGGGTAAGACCCTTGGTGTTCTACTGATTGATATAAACAACACAAGCAACATTATGGATATAGCAGAGGTACAATATAGAAAGACAGGGGCTACTAACTACACAGCTATAGCAACTATGGGTGCCTTTGTTGGTACAGACAGGGTTGAAGTAGTTGGGGTAGAAGATGACTTTTATGACATAAGGGCTAGGGCTACTAATTCTCTCGGTGTTCATGGAACCTACAACACTATAAGTAACTACTTTGTAGAGGCTCTAGGCGCACCTCCTGCTGATGTAACTAACTTCTCTGGCAACCTTGTGGGGACTAATCTGTACCTTAGTTGGACACCAGTGTCTGACCTAGACTTAGCACACTACATTGTAAGGTACTCCCAAGAAACTGTAGGGGCTACTTATGGATCCTCAGTGCTTGTCGCTGAAGTTCCTGCAAGTAGTAGTACTCTAGCCGTATCAGATGCTGGTACAGGTACTTACTTTATTAAGGCTGTAGATGATACCTTTAGTGGGTCTAATACATCTGTTAATCCTGCACAGTTTATAACTACTAGCGCAGGACTAGAAGACCTTAACATTGTCAGTGTATTAACGGAGAACCCCTCTTTTACAGGTGTCAGGTCTTCTATAGAGAAAGACTCAGATGGTTATCTTATATTACAGAGAGAACCTCTGTTTGATGATGCCACTGGTTTATTTGATGATAGGTCAGGTAACTTTGATGACTTTGATAACTTCGCAACATCTGGTATATACTACTTTGCTAACAGTTTCGATTTAGGTGCCAAGTTTACTAGCCGTCTTAATTACACTTTAGTCAGTACAAGGTTTGATAAGACTGCTACTTTTGACAGTGCTACAGGATTGTTTGAATCAAGGCCCGGTTTCTTTGATGATGGTTCAACTACCTTTGATGATACATTTGTTACCTTAGAGTTAAGACATACCTTAGATGATCCTACTGGTACACCTACTTGGAGTAATTGGCAACCATTCTCTATATCAGACGTTACTGCTAGAGCCTTTGAGTTTAGGGTACATCTATCTACAACTAACCCCAATGCTACTCCTGTAGTAAGTACTCTTGGTGTTAATGTAGATATGCCTGACAGAGTTACGTCTGGTCAAGATATAACCTTTACGGGGACTACCAACATAACCTTTAATGACGCATTTAAGGCAACGCCAGCAATAGGAATATCTCTAGCTGACTTAGCTAATGGTGACAGGTATACAATCACAAATAAGACCCGTAGTGGTTTTACTATGAACACATTCACTGGAGGGTCAGCTAGTACTAACCCTGTAACCTTAGACTATGTAGCTAAGGGCTACGGAAAGGAACTGACGTAATGGCACAACACGACTTTAACATTGCTAACCAACTATTTCCTGCTACCAGAGCAGACCTTAATAATGCGTTTGTGGCACTAGCTTCTAATTCCTCTGGTGATGCAGAGCCGGGAACTACCTATGCTAATCAGTGGTGGTACGAAACAGATACTAATACCTTGAAGTTGCGTAATGAGGCTAATAGTGCTTGGATAGAAATAGCTACCCTAGATCAGTCTTCTAATAATGTGTTGTCTATCACTACACAAGGATTTACCCTTGGTGCTACAGCTATTACTGCATCTGGAACAGAAATAAACCTACTAAATGATTTAACTAGAGGCTCTATTATATATGGTAATGCCTCTGGTGTAACCTCAGAACTTGTCAAGGGTTCTGCTAATACAGTCCTCACAAGTGATGGCACAGATATATCTTGGGCTGCTGCTATACCTACATTGACCAGAGGTCAGATTATATATAGTAATGCGAGTGGCACCACAGTAGCATTAGCTCCCGGAACAGCAGATCAAGTTTTAACTTCGGACGGTACGGATATTTCATGGGCAGATGCTGGTGGTGGTAGTACAACTCTTGGAGACGTTGGTACTTATGCTTTTCTGGCACGTACATCAACAGCGCAAACTAGTTACATAAATGTAGGGTCAACATACTCTGGTAGTTCGTTGACATACGCTGGTGTGTCTAGGTCTGGGGGTAATAATATAATCATCTCTCCGAGTGGGACGCCTCCTGGAACGTGGAGGGCAATGGGGCATGTTGGTTCTGCATTCAGTGGATTCAATCAAAGGGCAACTTCGTTTGTGAGGATTTCATGATGGGTATTACAATTACACAAGTGCGTTACGCACAGTCTCTTAACGCAGACAACACTCGCTTTGACGTAGAAATCAATCACCCTGATTACGGGTGGATACCATACACCTTAGACCCCTCAGATACTGACAACACTGTTGATAACGGTACGGTAATGTCTTTGATAGGTACAGATTTTACAGCTTACGTTGCACCCACTCAGGCAGAACTAGACGAAGAAACAGCAGCGCAGGTTCGTTCTGATCGTGACTACAAGTTACTTACAGAGGTTGACCCCTTGGTCTCTAACCCCTTACGTTGGGCAGAACTTACATCTGACAAGCAGACAGAGTGGTCACAGTATAGAACTGATCTGTTAAATGTGCCACAACAATCAGGGTTCCCGAACACAATAACATGGCCTGTAAAGCCAGAGTAGGACACAGAACATGAGCCAACACGACTTTAATATTGCTAATCAAAGTTTTCCAGCTACTAGGACAGATATAAACGATGCTATCTTAGCTATTGTATCTAACTCTTCTGGTGATACGGAACCTGCCACTACTTATGCTAATCAGTGGTGGTATGAGACTGACACTAACATTCTTAAGATCAGGAATGAGGCTAACAATGGTTGGGTAGAAATAGCCACCCTAGATCAGACTTCCAATAATGTGTTGTCTATCACTACACAGGGATTGACACTCGGTGCTACAGCACTAACCGCTACAGGTGCAGAGATAAATAAGTTATCTGGTGCAACTGTCAGTACTACTGAACTTAATCAACTAGACGCTATTACTAGGGGGTCTATACTTTATGGTAATGCCTCTGGTGAGACTGCAAGATTAGCTGCTGGCGGAGCTTCAACTGTACTTACATCCGACGGCACAGATATATCTTGGGGTACTGCAAGTTCTAATCCATATACCGCATTATCAACCGCAGCCACTGGGTACATCACCCTAGTCGGCGGTTTGATTATTCAATGGGGGAAAAGTGGCTCCATTGGTACAGGTGGTACAAGCACTGTTAGCTTTGCCACAACTTTTCCAAACGCCTGTAGATCGGTAGCCATGTCTCCACACGCCGCATCTACTGTCAACAGCTTTGCGTGGTCGTCAGGGGCACCTTCTACATCAGGCGTGACTTTTTACTCTAGGGGTGCGGTGCCTGCCACTGGAATCTACTACATAGCAATAGGATATTAAGTTTTGAAATATTATGCTCACATAGGTCTCAACAATCGTCTTCTAGGTTATTATACTGATGACCTACATGATACTATACCTACACCGAACATTGAGTTGACACACGAGCAATGGCTGACTTCTCTTAATAACAACTACAATGTAATTAATTCTGACGGTTCTGGTTCAGTAGTAGATTTTTCAACGGATGAAGAAAAAGCATCTAGGATTAGAGGTGCAAGGAACGTTGAATTAGCTGCTACTGATTGGCGTGCCTCAATCGACGTTACAATGTCAGACGAATGGCGCACGTACCGACAAGCCTTGCGGGACTTGCCAAGTCAAGAAGGATTCCCAAACACAATAACATGGCCCAATAAACCATCTTAAGGAGCAACCAATGGGATACAAACTAGGACTACGAAGTAAGCAGAACTTGTCTGGGGTACATCCTGACATGGTTGCTGTTGTT